ATGTTCGTCGCGGCGGCTGGGATCGCTTTCATCAGGCCGGGAGCCTGAATCGTGATCGAACCACCGTTGGACACATCGGCATCACCGGTCACCACCACGTACTTGTTCGGGTCGCCCGCGAAGCTGATCACGTCGCCAGCCAGGATCGTGCCCGTACCGGCCGAAGCCAGGGTGATGGTGGTGGCGCCCACGGCATAGCCCGCCGCGTTCGTGGTGGCCGATGCACCGGTGCCAGCAGTGAAGCTCTTGACCTGGGCCGACTGGCGCAGCGCGAGGTTTTGCAGGCGGTCGGTAATGCCGTTGCGCAGCATGTCTTCGCGACCGGACTCGTTCACCTTGAACAGCACGGACTGCTTACCGCGCAGGTTCGCCATAGCCGCGGTGCCCAGCACGAGCTGGAAGTCCAGGCCCTGCGCCCCGTTTTCTTCGAGGATGCGCAGCGCACCGGCCGAATCGCTCAAGTCGGCGGCAGTGCCGAACGGAGCAGTGCCGGGCGTGCCGTAGGCGCGGGAGGCGTTGATGTGCAGCGAAGCCAGATCGGATTCCACTTCGTTGACCAGCGTCCGCATGCCCTGCTGGAATTGGTTGGACAGGATAGCGTTGTAGCTGGCGCCGTTGTTGTCCAGGCCCAGCTTTTCCTCACCATTCCAGCGCACCGGCACGCGGCGAGCCTTGGTGATGGTCATGGGCACATTGCCAATGGTCTGGTCTCCGTCATTCGGGGGCGTCACGGCAGGCGTGATGTCCGATGCAGTCGCCGCGGGCACGACAGGCGACATGACCGTCTGGCCCACGGCGGCGCGGGTGTAGGTCATGTCGGAAGTCACGGCAGGGATGAAGCCCACCAGTTCGCGGGAAACCACGTCCAGCGCGTTGTAGAGCGTGGGGATGAGGGAGGTCAGGGTGTTTGCCATGATTGGCCTTTCAGAAATGAAAAAGGCCGCTCATTGCGGCCCATAGTTGGAAGAGGTGGCTTTCAGTCCGTGACGGTCGTTCCCGCCTTTATCGCCGTAGCGCGTGCGGCGGGGTCGAGCGCTTCGAACTGAGCGCGAGCCATGGTTTTCTGCCCGCCAGCGCCATTGCTGCTTCCTGCGCCACCACCAGATGCCCCCGACCCCTTGAGGATCGATGCCTTCTGCGGGTGGCTGTCCACCAGAATTTCCAGCGATTCCTCGAAGTCGGCAGGCTCACCGTGACGAGTGCGGCTGAACATTTGCTGTCCGTTCGCATCCTTCGCGACGATCTTGCCGCCCTCCACCGTGAAGTGCTTGCCGAAGGCCGCCTGCACAAAGTCGGCCGGCATGGCCACCTTGTCGGCAATAAACTTCGACCGTGCGAACGCCCCACCGATCTTCTCGTTGAAAAGGTCGGCCTTGAGCGTGTCACGCTCCTGCACGATGGGCTCGTACTGGGCCTTCACGGACTTGATGGCCTCGTCCTTCACCCGCTCGACTTCTCCGGCGTCAACCAGCTTTTTGTCGTCCAGGTTTTTGACGGTGTTCAGGGCCTTGATCGCCGCAGCGGGATCCGTGATGCCTTCGAATGCCTTGACGGCAGCCTCAGCTTTCTCGGCACGTTGACGATGGCCCATGGCCTCGCCGTTCAGGCGGGATATGGTGGAGACGGTGGCGTCGCCGTCGAAAGGAGCCTCCTTGCCATCAGCACCCACGAATACGGGGAGCTTTTGGCCGTTGACTTCTTGCAGAACGATGGCGCCGTTGGCGTCGAATTTGAATGGCATGGTTGCTGTTTCCTTGGGCATCCGCCCTCAGTACGGGTAGGCCATCCGGCCCGAAGCGCCCTCCCCCATCCGGGTTCAGGCAATGAAAAACCCGCCGCGATTGCTCGGGGCGGGTTGTTGGGTTGGTCGTGCGACCTGAATCGGTTACTTCACAGCCTTCGGCTTCGTGCGCCTCGGCTTGGGTTCCTTCGCCAGCTTCGGCGGGCTTGGCATCATCGGTGTCCAAATACCTTTGCGATGGCAGTCGTAGCACACCCTGTCATCGCAAACCGTGCCTCGGTGGTACTTGCCCTGGCCGTCAATCCATGAGCCGTTGACAACCGTCATGATGGAGCGGCTACCGCACTTGGGGCACTGGATGGTGCCTGGCGGGCGCGGCATGCGCTTGACGCGTTCGATCACCGCCTGCTTGGCGTCTGGTTCAGCGGGAGGGACTATGCGGAGGTCAGGGATCAAAGCGTGATCCACTTGCCAGCCATCTGGTCTCCACGCCCATCGTATTGAGGCGTTTCGTCAGCCTGAATCTGCGGCTTATTTACCGGCTCCGGATCGCCCTGCGAATTGCAACCCGCATACACATGCAGCTCGCGCTCTTCTGCGCTCAGCCTCGATAGCAATGCGATCAGTTCATTGACGGTCATGCCGCCATTCTGCCTACAACCCTGCCCGTTTGAAAGCCGCCGCGTCCTGGTCTCGCAGCTGATCCAGCGTCAGGTAGCGCCCGTTCTGCGAGTACATCCGCTCCAGCGGCAGGTTCCCGTCTCGCATGAGCTTTGCCCGGGTAGGCCCGAGCACTTCATCCTGGCGGGCAGCGGATTGCTTTTTGAGCCAATCCGCGTAGGTTGTCTCGGCTGGCAGTTGGCCGTCCATGCTTGCACGAGTCCTGCCAATAACAACAACCTCTGGAACATCTATCCCTAGCTCTGCATGCGAGCGAAGCACGTAGGTCGCATGGCTGCGGCACCGCCAGTGCAACGCCCCTGGGCCACCCAGCCACGGTAGTGCGTGCCCGATGGGCTTGTGCGCCGTCGTGTATTGTTTCCCATCACGAGCCCGACAGGGCGGGCTTGTTCTGAGGTCAATGGTCGATGACCACACTAGCGCCTTGATCAGGTCCGTGTTCGCCTCGACTGTCTTGTCCTGCGCAAACCGAGCCATGTGGCCCAGTGCGGTGCGGGTCACCGCCTCCGCATCCCTGCGGCTCGCCTCCAGCAGGCCATCTGCGTAGCCCCGCGCCTTGGTCCCGCGCAGCTCTCGGATGATCTGGTCTGTCGTCTTGCCTTCCACGAATCCCGATGCGATGGCCTGGCGGACTTTGCGCATCTTATTGGCGTCCAGTTCCTTCCACACCTCGCGCAGCAGCACACCCTGGAACGGGCGAGACATTGCTGCGGCATAGACAGCATCAGGCGCTACGCCCGCCACATGAACGCCCACAGGGACGTGCGTCGCGAGAACCTGCGCCTGGTAGCTCGTCTCGTAGGCGACGAAAGTGCGCAGCTCCTTGGTGAGTTCGCGCTCGATCTCCGCATAGGCCTGCACGCTCATGGACCTGATGGAGGTCAGCAGCGATTCCAGGCGCTCCATGGAAAACGTCGTGGCGTCCATACTCGCCAGCTTCTCGGCCAGCTCGGCAAGGATGCGCTTGTCGGAGCGGTTGAGCGTGGCGATGATCCTGGCAACGACGTTGTTGCTCAGGCCTTGTAGTGCCACCTGATGGCGGATGGCCTCATCGCGCAGGAGGTCGTTGACGCTCTCCATCACTCATCCCCGATGCTGCCCAGGCTGGGACCTTCCTCCTTCACGGCTTCCAACTCGTCCTCGGGCACAACGTCCGGCGCGATGATGCCCCGACGCTGCTGCTCGCGGATCAGCGTGCGCTTCGTGATGACGCCGCCTTGCTGGAGCTGCAGCAGCAGTGCGGCGGTGGCCTCGCTCAGGCTGGATGCGGCGAAGTCCTTGAACAGCGACGCGCTGCCGCCTTCGGGCAGGTTCAGCCAATCCGCAGTGAACTGCAGCGCCTGGTCGATGGAATCCTCGAAGGTCTCCACGATCCGCTGCAGTTCCGACTTGTTCGCCTCGGCGTCGATTTCTGCCTCGGTGGCAGACCGTTCACCGGGTTGCGCGACCAGCAGCTCTGCTCCAGTCTGGATCATCTGCGCTTCCAGGGCCTCCAGCGACTTTGCTCCGGCATCGATGGCCGCGCCGGTGTGCTCGACGTACATCATCTCCGCGCCCTGGGGCAGCTTCACGGCAGCCGATGCGCCAACGGTGATCGTGGCCTCGTCTGCTCCTATGGTCGCCAGGATCGGAACGCGCGCGACGTGCAGGATGGTGTCCTGATCGCTCTGGCTCTGCCAGTGCTTGACGTTCAGGTGCGCCAGGTCGATCAACGGCGGCTTGCCCATCATGTAGGCTGCGCGCCGGCCGTAGACCGGGACGAACGGGATCACCTGCAGCGTGGTTGTCCCACCGTCGATCCGCTGGTAACCGCCCGTCGTTTCTTCGTACAGTTCCCATGCTCCGGGCGTCAGCACACGGACGCGGTTCACGGCCTTGGTGCCGAACTCGCCGTCGTCAACCTCGGCCGTTTCAGCAAGCCGCAATTGCGTCAATGCGGTGACGCCTGCCACCTTGCCTGTGCGCCAGCCCAGAATCTGCCCGTGCTTGATGTGCACCCAGTACGGGCGAGCGCCCATGGCCTTCTCGTCCGCCTGCGTGCGGGCCTGCCCCTCGGTACGGGTGAAGTCCACCAGAATGCCGCCGAAGCCGAACGACACGGCCTCCTGCATCAGGTCGGCCGCGAAGACGTGAAGGCTCCGGCCTTCGCCGTCAATGTCCTGGCACAGTTCAACGATCCGCTCGGGCGTGTTCTCGCCCAGCGTGACCTGCTTGCTGAAAGGCTTGCCAGCCATCACGCCCACGGTGCGAGAGAACGCAGGGAATAGCGTTGCCGTCGCCAAGCGCTGGTTGTAGCTCGCATCCTCTTCGTTCGGCCACTGGGGCAAGAACGATCTACCCGCCCTGCGCATGGCCGCAGTTCCACCCATCAGCGCATCGATGATGGGCCAGTTGGCCGCCATCTCCTTTACCGCGGTGGATTGCTCGTTTACTGCTGTCATTGGCTACATGCGAAGGGGTTGGACAGTGGCGATACGCTTCACGATAGGGAACCGCTTCACGAGGAAGTAGCCCTGTGCATCGGGCGGATGGTCGTGCCCAGTTGTCTTGTCGGGCTCTCCGCTTGGCGCCCATGCCTGCTGCTCCAGTGCTTCGGTCAGCACCGGGCAGGCATCCGTGTTGATCTTCCAGCGCCGCTCACCCTCAGCGTTAAGGATCATGGCGTTGACTGCGTTCACCCGGTCTTTCACGGCCGGGTTCGCAGGGTTCACGACGATCTGCAACCCTGCACTCTTGAGGATGCTCAGGTCCGACTCGCTCGCGTCTTTGCTGCTCGTGTTGCCGCCGCTGGCGTCGGGGTAGACGACCACCGGGTGGCCATTGTCAAGGTACGTCTCTCGCAGCAGCTTTGCCATAGCGGGCGTGTCCCGCACTTTGCAGTGCTCGGCAAGCGTGAGAGGCAATCCATCGCGCATCACGTTGACCTCGGCCGTCATGTTCAGCACGTTGAAGTCGAGGCCGATGTGCACCGCCTCCTTCTCCCGGATCGTCTCCTGGGTGTGGTTCAAGCGCCGGTCGAAGTCCGGGTACACGTTCCCGCTCGCCAAGTTCACGAACTGGCCGCGCAGGTACGCGGAGATCAGTTGCGGTGGATAGCTCGCCAACAAGCTGGGGATGTAGTCATCCGGCAAGTTCTTGGCGTTCTCATAGGTGCTGGCTTGCACCATGCCGTACAAGGCAGAGAGTGCAGGCTTATCCCTCAGCTCCTTCACGAACTGCTGATAGACGAACTTGAAGCCCTCAGGCGTTGTCGTTACGTCTATGCCATTCGCCAACCCATCGACCTTGAAGCGCATGCGAGCGATGATCTTGCGCCAGGCTGTCGCCGCCTTCTGCGCCTTCATCACGTCCAACTCATCAATCAGCGCCTTGCCGATCTTGAAGCCCACGATGTCGCCGGGCTTTTCCATCGAGCGGCAGAGGATGGTTCCCCTGTATTGCCCGGAGCCGTAGAGGTGCACCTCCTTGTTCGACTCATGGATGTCTGTCGTCAGCCCCCAGTGCTCTGCGACCTCTTCAATGGTCGGATAGAAGATGTCGCGGATTTGGCCGTAGGTCGGCGCGAAGTATCCGCTGGTGACCTTGGGCCATTCCCAGACGTGCCGGCACAGGGCAGAACTCCCCACCCAAGTCTTACCGCTTCCAAAACCAGCAACGAAGGCGCGGTACTTGTGCGGCAGGGCAAGAAAACGCGCTTGCGGTTTATTCAGCTTCGGGCTTAGCTGCATCTTCCACCTGCACCACGACCTTGACAGGCAGGACCGGCGCATCGCTGCTGTCCGGGTCTGGCTTGTCTCGCCACAAATCGGGCCTACGGTTCTTCAACCAGAAGATCATGCTTGTCGGGTCAGGCGGGTAGTGCTCGGTATATTCCTCATGCACCACTACCTTGTCCACCACCATGATCTTCACGGCCTTGTGGCTGTATCCCTTGGCCCGCTGGAACAAGCTATCCGCAATCACGGCATCAGCGTACTGCTTGCCGCGTTTAAGGGACGCAGAAAACTCAACGTGGTCAATCTTCCATTGATTGATCGTTCGCTCTGATACGCCGAGAGCTTCCGCTAGGTCTGCGTCCTTTGCCCCCAGTTTCGCGAACTTCTCTGCCCATTCCGCGTATTCCGGAAGGAACTTCGACGGACGGCCGCCGCCCTTGTTCCCGGCGGCATTCTTGTTTCCTTTAGGCGCCGGCATACGTCGCCCCCTTGCGAATGTTGTCTAGCGCCCAAAGGGGCTGCAAGTTGGATAGCGCCCAACACTCGGCGAACTCACCCGGATCAGTCAGGTCAAACGATGCGCAAGGCCGAATGTGATCAACGTGCCACCGGCCGTAGTTCTGCCATGACATTCCCGGTAGAAACCGGGCTTGCAAATGCGCTCGGAGCGCCTCCACGGAGTAGCCGAGACGCCGAAGCGATAACCCACCAGTCTTACCCTTCAAGGCGGCCCACATTCTGGCCCGAATGGTGTTCGCAAGGCGCTCGTGCTTACTCGTAGCCATTCGGCTACGCTTTGCTGCAGATCTCAAATCCCGCCGCCGCGCGCACTTTCGCTCCCACTGGCGCCGGTCTTCATCGGCAGGCGTAATAGCGACGAAGAACTCTTCACTCCACCACGCCCAATATGCCAATTCCCAGAGACTAACCCCGAAAAAGGCCGCGATCTTCTCATCAGAGAACCCCAACAGGCACAGCTTGCGCGCCTGCTCGGGGAACTCGTCTCGAAATTTGCTTGGCCTGCCACGGCGGGCTGCCGGCTTGGCCTTCGCCGCCGGTTGTGCCATGGCAGACCCCTTACACTGATTTGATGACCGAAGAATTCGACATTGAAGAACTGCGTGCTATCAGGGCAAAGATGCTCGGATACGAGGGCAGATGCGTACAGGTCCTTGACGCAATCAAAGATGGGGCGCAGCTAACCCCGGACGGCCTTGAACGGGCACGGGCCCTCTACACAAGCCTGAAACAGGAAATCAAGGCCGAAGCCGCCGATTCAGTAAAGCGATGGAACACCATGTCCAGGGCCGAAAGCTGCTTTTATGACCAAGCGATCCGGCGGGCATCTATTGCCCTCAAGCCCAAAACCAACTCCAACCCAAAGACGTCAAACTGGGTTGGCGCGCTGATTAACGCCAGAGGCGAGTTCTCGTACTACCTGCACAACCTGAACAAGGCGGCGCAAGAATAGCCTCATCAATCGCCCCTTCGACCCCAACCTGTTGAGCCCCACTGTTCGCTGATCTCCAGCAGCGCCACCCCTGAGCCATCGCCGAAGATTGGCCCGCTCAAGTTCCCGTCTGGAGCGCTCTCGACTCCATTCAGGAGCCCTGCGAATTCAACATACGACCTGGTGATGGCCCTCACAACCCGCTCTTGGGCTCGCTCGATAGCCCGCTCGACAACGCCCATCGCCAGCCCACGAACCATGGCATTGAACTTGCGCGCCTCAATGGCGCATGCCATTTGTGCCTGATGCATCTTCCGGATGCTTCTGATGGATGCCATGGTCACGCCTCGACTGACAGCCCTGCAACGTTCACGACGACCCGAGCAACCATGTTTGTCGTGGTCGATTCGCCGGAATACTGGCCGGCGATCCACTCAATGTCCATGTGCGCCTGCATACCCGTCTCCTTGGCGAAGTCGGACAGCGCCCGGCGCACAGTGCGGCCGAGTTGTTCGGCTTCGCGCGTGAGGTCTTGCTTGATGGTCATGCCCAGGCCTTTGCCACCCAACCACACAACAGGAACACGCCGCACGTCA